GCGGTCCACACCTACGGTGTAGGACTGACCGCTGGTGGCGTACCGCATCCGGCGGTCCACCCTCAACAGGCTCTGGGCCGCCCTGACCCGAGTAGCAGGCCCCACCGATTTCCCGACAGGACCCCCGTGGGTCCCCAGCAACGTTTTGAGCCGGTACGTCCCCGTATTGGGGCCTTCCGTGAACGTTACCGTCTCACCCTCGACCACAGCGCCCCAGTCCCCGACGTAGGTCACCTGCTGTCCCGGATAGGCCGCAAGGAGGTTCGTTCCGAACTTCAGTGTCCCTGCCGGGTTGCTCCCCGAGATGGCCAACAGGTACTCCACGCCGTTACCGCCACCTGGGTCCGCGCTGAACGCCAGCACCCCCACAGGCCGATACAGGTTGGACCCGATACGCAGAAAGAAGGCCCCCGTCAGGAATCGCACGGACCCGACAAAGTTGACCTTGAGGGGGTCTGGGATGACACCGAGCACATCGGCATCCTCGATGTCGCCCTCTACCACCACTGCCCGGCCCACCAAACCTGTCGGGCTGGTCGTGTACGACCGAGGAGTGGAGTCCGTTCCGACTGGGAAGGCCAAAACGTCAGTAACCCGGTAACGCCCAACGTGGCGTGCATCCATTGACGCAGGAGTCCCCTCCACGCCGCCCGAATGAATGCTGTTCGGACCCGAGGTGACCGTCAAGTCGGCCCCAGCCCGGATCTGCCAGAAGTCCCTTGTGGTGTCGCTGAACAACGTCCGGTCGGTCCAGGTGACCCCCGCTGTCCCAACCAACTCTTTGACCCCGCAACAGAACTTGCGGAAGTCCGCATAGTAATAGTTGGAGAGGTCCCACGAGGAGGTGTCAGCAAACAACCCTCCGAACGCCTCAACGAACAGGTGCCGGTACTCGTAAAGCGTGTGAGCGGGCTTCAACGCCCGAAGCACGATGCGGACGTTCTCTTGAAGAACGAAGGGGCTCTCTGGGAACCGTCCAGGAGCGTCCCCTTGTGAGACGTTGACCTCGAACTCGAACTGGTCGTCGAGCCCCCAGGCTGCACCAGGCACCTCAACCCACCGGCTGGCGACCTTGTCCCAGACCTTCTTCTTCGTGGTACGTGCCGCCAGAGCCTTCTCGATGACGGTCCAGGTGACATCCTCTGACAGGAGAGCCAACCCGTCTTCCACAGTGGCCTTGGTCGCACCCTGAAGAAGCAAGGCCACCATCCGCTTCATGAACTCGCGGTAGGTCAGGTCCCCCTTGAGGGTTGGGTAGCCGTCCGTAGTGGCGTCAGGGAACACCAGGCTCCCGAGCATCTGGAACAGGAACTCGGGTCGCATGTAGTCGTAGTCCGAGTCGGCGAAGACCTCCTGAGCGTTGATCTGGATGTCGGCGATGACCTCTGCGACCGCCTGGAACTGCACCGTGTAGAACGGACCCGTCACCAACGAGACGTAGTTCGAGGGCAACATCTGGAGGAACACCTCCATGATGCGGTCCACCTGCTGCCGCTTGACCAGCACACGAGCTTGGCCAGAGGTGGCCAGAGGGGACGGGTTCTGCCCCAGCAGCAGCGGGAGAGTCGTCTTGTCTACGGGCTTGTCCGCCATCAGGAAGCCTCGTCGTACTCGAAGTTCATCTCGCCCAGTACCAGGTAGGAGATCGGACCGGGATCGAGGTTCTTCACCCCTTCATCCCCCGACACCGTGAAGGTCACCTTGTAGTCATGCAGCGTCGGCGTGTCTGGGGCGTCCCCTGCTGGAACAAGCGGGGGCAAGCTCACCAGAACCCGGTTGCCAGTGGTCTCGCTGCGGATTCGCAGGATCTCCGCCGCCCGCTTGTCCGCATTGGTCGGGAGGACGTTGTTGGCGATGATGGAGGCGTCATCCGAATAGCCAGGCACGATGAGACCTTCGGCTCCGATGATGAACGCCCCACCTGGTGCCCCACGGAGAGGGAACCCGTTGTAACCCGGAGGGACCTCGTTGTGGCCCAACCGCACCTCATCCTGGAAGACCCCACGGAACTCTTTCCGCGCACCCCCCGCACTTACCGTGGCCGCACTCAAGGGGTCCTTCAACAGGAAAACTCGCACCGTCGCCGAGGACCAGGCAGCCACCTGGAAGAAGTCGCTGTCGTTGTCCGTGACGACCGACTCGCGAACCACCAGAGCCGTATCCCCGAACACCATCTTGGTCAGAGGGGTCACGACGTAGGACACCCCCTGTACCTCGTCGATAGCCCGGATCACGTCGGATTGCCGGACAGCCCGACCCAGCGGGAAGGCACCAAACAACCGAGCCAGCGCCGTGCGGACTCGTCCGTCTACACGGTTGGCATCCTGGTTGCGGTCCAGGGCGATGGTGGCCGAGATGTCCACCGGCATCTCGACCGCCCACTTGACCACGGCATCTGCCGTGATGTGCGAGTCCTTTGCCACGACCCCTTGAACCACCGACACCACCGCATTGGTCGTGTACGCCACGGTGAAATTCTCATCGTGGCTGTAGTCCACGAGAACCGTCTGCCCCTCGACCAGCCTGGAACCACCCGTCCGCTGGAACCCAAGAGGAACCGTCTCGGACCCCTGGACAAGGGTGAAGTCCCGAGTTTCGTTGGAGTAGGGGCCGTTGTACTCGATGGTTCTGTCGAGGTTCCAGACCCGCACTGTCAGAGGGTTGGCCCCCAAGTTCTCCAGGTACTCGATGCCTTCGAGAAGAATGTGCTCCTCGCCGGAGACGGTGATGGGCACCCCAGACGGGATCGTGGACCCCTGCTCGTCCAGAGGTTCCGTCACCTGGATGAAGTCCCCCGCCAGGGTGGAACGACCCATCTCCAAGGGGTCTGACGCCCGGAACAAGTCGTAGATGCCCTCCAGCACCTCTCCCGTCTGAGTTCCCTCGAAGGAGGTCACCTCGATGACGGGCTGCCGGGTCAAAACGAACTTGTTGCTGGTGCGGTACCGGAACGAGCCTCGAATCTCGTCTCCGAGAGTGTGAGCCGTCGGGTCGTTGAAATCCGCCGACAACTGGATCTGGTTGTAGGTCAGGATCTGCACATTGGTGATGTCGAAGGCATACCCCCTGGTGGCGTTCTCGAACTCCAGCCCGAGGTTGGGCAGAGACAACATCTCGATGATGGGGAAATCCTCGGACAACCGAGGGTCGATGGCCCGGAACCGGAGGCTGGACAAGTCCCCCACCGGCTCGAACTGCACCCGCTCGCCTACCTCGAAGGAGAAGGCGAAGCTGTCCGTGACCTTGGCGGTACTCGACCCCCTCAGGTAGAGGTCCACCTTGCCCCCGACATGCCGCCCATCCGTGGTCCTGTCCCTCATCATGAGGGCATGGCCCGACTGAATCACGGACACCTCAGAAACACCCGCCACGTTGATGGCCGTGTCCTTGTAGCCCTGCAAAGTGCCGGAATCGACCGAAGCCAGAACCCGCATCGCACGGACAGCGAGGTCCCGGTTGGACTCCCTGTCCGTGCCCCCAAAGGTGGGGCTCTCGTTGATCACCTGGACGTTCAGGGTGTTGTTCGGGATGACCCGGATCTGTCCGGCTGCCAGGTTCCCAGCAGACCCCGTGGACTCCGCCAGGATGTAGGCCCTGGCGAAGTAGCGTCCCGTTGAAGGGTTGTAGTTCCGATTCCCCCCTGTGGGTGCAATCGCTGCCGTTGAGGTTGTACGGAACGATGCGGACCCACCCGTCACAAGCGTGCCAATGGCCTTGTTGATGGTCGATCCTGGGCGTGTCGTGACGAAGAAGGTGACCTCGCCCCGAGCCCGTCGCCCACCGTCTCGGATGACCCCGTAGTTGCTGGCGAGCTTGTCGAAGCAGTTGTCGATGATGGTCTGCGTGTCGTCGTCTGAAGTCAGGAAGAACGCCTCTCGAAGGGCGGTCTTGTACCCAGACTGACCTACAGGGATGCTCGTCCCAGACAACGATGGGTCGTCGATGGCCAAGAGCGTGGTGAAGCTCTGGGCGTTGTGCAGGAAGTCCATGACGAACCGCACCCGGTCCGCTTCCGTCGCAAACGGGTCCAGGAACGTGTCCCGCAAGGCCGAACCAGGGTCCACCCTGACCTGAGGCTGCACCCGGTAGATGCTCGCCACAGCCTCTCGAAGAATCTGCTGCCGACTCGCCTGCGGGAACGTCCCCACGATGGGTGTGACCCTCAAGGGGGCTCCCAGCACCTCCGGCGAGAAGGGGCTCTCCACCTCCGTCCCATCTTCCAGCACATGGACAGCGGTGACGACGTAATAGACAGGGTCCGTCAAGGGCACGGACGCCAGTGCCGCATGGGGCAAAGCTGGGTTGGCACTCCCCAAAGTCGCACGCCGGTCGTGGATGAAGCTGAACCGGCTGGTGGCCTCGACCATCTGCACGGTCGTCGTCACCCGGAACCGGGTGGCCGTCTCAGGGATCTCCAACGTCTCGTCGAAGTCCGTCCCCAGCACCTGAGCGAGTCGGTCCTCCTGGGTCCCCTTCACCCGGAACAGCAGAGGGTCTGCTGCGGTGTCCCCTTCGCTGTCCACCACCACATCGGCATCCACATTGAGGGTGCCCAAGTCCGTCAGGGCCTCGACCCGTTCCCCGGAGATGACCAGTGAGGGGTTGATGCGGAAGTAGCTTGTGCCCACCCCACCCGCTTCGGGCGTGCCGTAGAAGTGGTAGCCGACGACCGTCTCGGCCTCGACCTCATCCACCTGGATCTTCACCGTGTCGTCGTACCGCTCCAGGTAGACCCCTGTGGGGGGCACAGCCACATCTCCCAGGTCGGCTTCGAGCGACAGGAAGACCTCAGCCACCGCCTCCTGGGTCACACTCCCTGTGGACAGGGTGGCCCGAACTCGGATGACGTTTCTGCCTGGAAGCAGTTGCAGACCCTCTGGGAAGGCCGAAGGGTTGGGCAGCGTGAAACTGGAGCCCTCGAAGGTCAGTGCATCCGGGTCTGCTGTGAAGACCGTCCCGTTCACTGACACCTGCATGTCCACCGTGTCGGTGGGCATCGTGCCGGTGAAGAACCGCGTAGGGATGGTCGTGGTCAGGACGTACTTCTGCCGCAAAACCCCATCAGAACCATAAAACTCCGG